GAGGAGAAACGCGAGTTACTGCGGCAAAGGCCAAGCCGAAAAAAGCACGCGCCAAGACATTAAGAAGCGGCTCAAAAGCGTCACAGCCTAGACCTAAAAACGAAGCACAAAAAGCGATTCAGAACGCAAAACAATCCGGTCGTGTCCAAGACGCGGCTCAAGCAATAAGAGCCTTACTATAGGAGATTTATAATGGCTATTGTAACAAATACATTTAGTTCTTTTGATGCCAAAGGTATCAGAGAAAGTTTGAGTGACATAATCAGCTCAATTTCGCCCGAAGAGGTGCCTTTTCAAAGTAACGTTGGATCAAAAAATGTATCCAATACTTATTTTGAGTGGCAGACCGACGCTCTGAGTGCAACATCTAAAACAGCCCAAATTGATGGGGATGACGTAGGATCTTTTGATGCTACATCTGCAACCACTCGAGTTGGTAACTATACGCACATTTTGCGTCGTACAACTATTGTCGCTGACAACCTAGCAGCGCAAGATTTAGCCGGCAGAAATGATGAATTAAGTTATCAATTGGCTAAGCGCGGCAAGGAATTACGCCGTGACGTAGAGGCAGTTTTGACCGATAACAACGCGCAGGTTGCCGGCAATAGTTCAACCGCACGGGAAACCGCAGGTCTCGGCGCTTGGATTGCTACTAACGACAACTTTGGATCAGGTGGCGCATCGCCAACTGGTGACGGTAGTGACGCTCGTACAGACGGTACGCAAGCTGCATTTACCGAAACAAAGCTTAAAACTGCAATGCAGGCCGCATTTACATCAGGCGGCAACCCAAGCATTTTGATGGTAGGACCGCACAATAAAACGGTTGTATCAGGATTTGCAGGTATTGCGGCTCAGCGTTATCAGGCTCCAAGTGATAGCCCGACAACAATTATCGGTACGGCTGACGTTTACATGTCAGATTTCGGAACGTTAAATGTGGTTTGTAATAGGTTCCAAAGAGATCGAGATGCTTTCATGCTAGACCCAGAGTATGCTTCTGTAGCTTACTTGCGTCCGATCCAACAGGTAGAACTTGCTAAAACCGGTGACGCAGAAAAACGAATGATTCTCTGCGAATTTGGCTTAGAGGTTCTCAATGAGGCTGCCCATGCAGGCTCATTTGACCTAGCAACATCATAATACATTTGGGGCGGCATTAGTCGCCCCATTTACTTGGAGTAAGAAATGAAGCGATTATTCGATAAAGACCCACTTACTGGTATAACCAAGTATTGGCATGTAACCGATAAGGGTGAGTATGTCGTTGAGACAAAGCAAGATGTCTCCGCAATCGTCGAGAGAAACAAAAACGAATACAAAGAGACGCCAAATAAATACAGAGACGTTAATAAGGTAGCGTCGTTACCTCTTACAGTGTACTATGAGCTCAAGCGCCAAGGGATTGCAGACGACCCAAAGGCAATGCGTAAGTGGCTAAACGACGGAGACCAAAAAGTGTTTAGGACAAGGGCAGGCACACTATGAGCATTACAACTTATACAGAGTTGAAAGCATCAATAGCCAATTGGTTAAACAGAGATGACTTAACAAGCGTAATACCTGANTTTATCGCTCTTAATGAGGCAGATATGGATCGCAGAATAAGACACTGGCGTATGGAGCAAAGAGCCACCGCCACTATTGACACGAGATATACAGCTCTGCCTTCTGATTTCATGGAGGCCGTAAGGTTTCATTTAGACGTAGACGAGCGGCCAATAGAATTAGCAACGCCTTTATTTCTGCAAAAGAAAAGAAACGAAAACTCTGACTCAACTGGGCGCCCACAGTATTACGCAGTTATCTCAGGGCAAATAGAGGTTTGGCCAAAGCCAGACACAACGTATACCGGTGAGCTTTACTACTACGCTCGAACTGCAACTTTAAGCGACAGCAATACTTCTAATTGGATATTGCAGTATTTTCCAGATACTTACTTATATGGGTCTTTAATCCATAGCGCCCCATATTTGGTTGATGACGCCCGAGCTCAAACTTGGACAGCATTGTATCAAAGCGCAATAGGTGGTATAAACGGCAACAACGATAAAGCTAAATATGGCGGCTCGGGGCTGCGTATGCAAATTAACAGTTATTCATAGGAGTCAAAATGGCAAGTATTTCAGATTATGTTTTGGACGCTGCGCTCGCTAAGTTAGATACCGAGGCAGACCGCATTGATATTACATCACAAGAAGCCACCACGTATGCAGGGGCGACTAGCACCTACACGCTTGGCAACTCAACATCGTTGGCGTTTGGTGCTCCAGAAAATGGAGACACATCTGGACGCAAGGTCAGGGCAGGAGCTATAACTGATGGCTCGGTAACTGGAACTGGAACCGCAACTCATTTTGCCATAGTAGACGTCTCGGCAACAAGGCTTTTAGCCACGGGGGCTCTATCCACATCTCAAAGCGTAACATCAGGCAACTCATTTACGATTGCAGCATTTGACGTTGAAATCCCTGACCCATCATAGGTGACACATGGTTAAGTTAGTTAACAGAGCCAAGATGACGACGAGCACAACCGGCACTGGAACTATTACTTTAGGGTCAGCCTCGGTAGGATTTCAAACATTTACAGACGCAGGCGTATCAAATGGCGACACTGTTAGATACGTAATTGAGGATGGTAATAACTTTGAGATAGGCTCGGGCGTTTACACGGCGAGCGGCACCACGCTTTCTCGCACTGTAAGCGAAAGTAATAACAGTAATAATGCGATAACTTTAAGCGGATCTGCGGTTGTATTTATTTCGGCAACCGCCGCAGACTTATTTCTCGATGAGGATTACGGCCTGATTACTGGCACAGTTGATAACATAGATGATTATGGGAGCGTTGCATAATGGCAAAGCAAGTACAATTCAGACGCGGCACAACTTCGCAGCATAGCTCTTTTACTGGCGTTGTCGGCGAGATCACAGTTGATACTGACAAGGATACGGCGGTTGTTCACGACGGCTCAACGGCAGGTGGTCATCCACTTGTTAAGCAGCTATCTGATTTAAGCATTACGGCTAATGCAACTGAGATAAATACCTTAGATGGAGTACCTGCAACGTTGACGGCCACTGAACTTGGCTACGTTGATGGCGTAACCTCTGCTATTCAAACGCAGCTAGACGCAAAGCAAGCGGTCGTAACAAACGTATCCGACACAGAAATAGGTTACTTAAATGGCGTAACAAGCGCAATACAAACGCAGCTAGATACTAAAGTAGGCGCTGCATATACTGGCGACGTTGACATAACTGGAGAACTACTTGTTGATAGCTACAACGAAACCTACGCAGCCGTTACTTCTAGCTCTAACGCTACGACGGTAAACTGTGAGGCGGCTAATGCCTTCAGTCACGTACTAACAGAGAACACTACGTTTACTTTTAGCAATCCCCCTGCATCTGGCACGGCATTTAGCTTTAGCATAGAGATTATACAGGACGCATCAGCATCAGGCTTTGCCGTGACATGGCCTGCCTCTGTAGATTGGCCTAGCGCCACCGCGCCTACTCTGACAGCGACAGCAAGTGCGAAAGATATATTCGTGTTCTACACGAGGGATGGCGGTACAAATTTCTACGGATTTACGGCAGGTCAGGCGTTAGGATAAACGGATGAGCACGAAGAAAAAGCTATTACTCGGGGCGGCAGGAGCGGCGGCGGCAGGTGGTGCAGGGCTTGATGTAGACGAGTGCTTTTCCTGTCATTTGTATGACGGTACAGGATCATCTCAAACAATCACCAACAGCATTGACCTCACTGAAGGTGGTTTGATTTGGGTTAAAAATAGAGGATCAGCACAAGAACATGTTTTATTTTCAAGCGAAACTTCAGGTGTATTAAGTAGTGATTCTACAGCAGCAATTTCTAGTGCATCTCTGCAACCAACTTTTAATTCAAACGGTTTTACCATTCCTTCTACGACTTGGGGCGCATTAAACCAAACCTCACAAGAATACGTCTCTTGGACATTTCGCAAAGCCCCTAACTTTTTTGATGTTGTGACGACGTGGACGGGGAATGGATCAAGTGATAGAGCTATTTCACATAATCTAGG